TACCTCTTCACATAATCTGACTATATCGCCAGAGCCATGTTTATCAGTTGATAGAATACTTCCCCACTTATTGTGATTCTCGGTTATGCGCCAGAGATAACTCTCTGGCCCATAGGCGGCATGGTCGTCCCCGACGACCGTAACGCAACGCCAAGGCTCAGAATAAACAGGGAAAAGTTCTTTATCTTTCTTAATCATGCCAAGCCCAAAGACCGGTTTAACGCCGGTCTCTACGCAGTGATCGAAGAACGCCAGTTCTTCGGCAGCAAGATTAAGTAAAGTTAAAACACCTTTAGCTAGTGGTTCACCCATCATTATACCCCTCCTGGAGACCCAGGTGTGGTTTTTGTAAGTGAACCTCCTAGGCGAAGCGCCTAGGAATAAAGCTAAACGTACATAACCATTATCAAATAATGAAGGACCGGTGATTCCGGTCGCAAGATCTACGGATTGACCTCCGATAAGACTTGCCTTTTCAAGTATATGGCCAACCAATGTTACCGCCACTTGGTGGGGAATAGCGTCGGTTGCTTCAGATAAATCTGAAGACAATAACTTGAAATCTTCATATTCGTCTAATATGTTAAGGGATGTTAGTCTCTCAACATATCTTCTAGCTTGATTGTCATTTCTTAAGCCATCCCTTGCAAAAGGATGAGCAATTAAGGATTCACGAAGAAAATGGCCGAGTGGTTGTTGTAAAATAATCACCCACCATTTAGTAATCGTGACCGTACGGGCCTTCAAGCCCGCCTCGGAGACAATCGAAACTCTTGAAGGAATGGGTGGGTAATCATAGATAGGATTGAACTCCTCGTCTAGAGCCCCCCACTCCTGCGCTTTAAGCAACGCGACTGAGAAGATTTGACTTCCCAGCGCTTCATCACATCCCCAGCGTCTATCAAGGAGGATAAACGACTCGCCATAACGGCGAGAGGCTAACTCCCCAAAGACGGCATCTGGAGGTGCAATGACGGGTACAGGGCGGCACCATGTTCTCCAACGTGGAACGCCTTTAGTATCTCTCAATACTAGTCCAAAAGGAAGTCTCCTACAGTTGTCTTCTGTAGGTACGGAAAGTAAAACTTCCCTAACTTCCCGATGGATTTGAATAGCTCTTCCGCCTTCATGGCTGGGCACATCAAAGTCCCCAGAAGATGAAAGAGATATATGCGAACAGCCGCGAGGCCATTTGCCTTTATTATAGATCGAAACTCGGTGAGCCACTAACGCGGCAGCCTTGTTAAGATCCATAAGATCTTGTTCTTTCAATTCGAAAAGGCTAGTAGTAGTCTTTCGAAAGCGTTTGAAAGAACTTTTAACTCCGAACTCCCCTGCAGAGGGAAGAAAACGAGTTTGACATAGTTGAGCCACTCTTTCGATAGCCGCACGGTTATTCGAAGGAATTGGCACAATACTATATTGATTTTTAATCTCAAAAAACAGGCTTCGAAACATATTGGCGGAACCTAGAGACGGTTCTTCCAAAGTATCTAATCCTGTTAAAGTGATAAAAAGTTTATAACTAAACTTTTTCCACTCTTTACCGATATAATCGATTTCGAATTTATCGGAAATTATCTTTCGGAACATCTTATGGATGAGACGTTTCTCCGTGCCAAGCGTTAGCCTGGACCTTGATAGTCTCAAAGCACATAAGACTCCAAAAACGACCGACTCCAATCTTTCGATTTGAGATCGGCTACAATTTACAATCTCAGTTATTTCCCTTTCGGAAAACATTGAGAATTCACTTAGAAATTTTCTAAGTTGTCGTTTGGGCCTCACGCCCAAATACCATTCACCACCTCTTTGCAAGAGGTCAAACTTCCGTATACGGAAGAGTGAACTCGCTTGCTCCCAATCGAATCTCGGTTCGAACGGTGCGAGGTAGATAAGGTAGAACGGATTGCATCTCTGCTTAGGGGTGTCCTCCACAGCCTTGTCTTCACCAGCTTCACGGCCTGAACCCGGGTCCGGCTCTGACGAGCCTGGATTCGTGTCGGTCATTGAAGTTAACGATTAAACAAACACGCAGTCGGCTAG